GGAGTCGAGTAGTAGACGAACACGTGGCTGGAGTTGTAGTAGCCGTACTCAACCTCCTGAACCTGCCCACTGTGGCTAGCACCAGTAGTACAAGCCGTGGCACTGCCGAGAACAGCAGCAGCCAGCATGATCTTCGCAACGTTCGGGCTGATCTTCAAAACAATCTCCTTAAGAGTGAACGTCGATGGTGGTAACAAGCAGACCGGGAATGGACTGCACATGCTTCAGGTAGTTCACGTACATGTAGTCGTCGTTGTTCGGGAAGATGGAGTTGGGATTCTCTTCGTCATATCCCTCACCATTAGGATTGTACTTCTGTCGCCCGATCCACTCTCCTTCAAGAGTGAGGTAAGCATAGGGACCGATGTCCTTGAACTTTGTCGTAAGGTCCTCATCCGTTGCGAAACTTAGCATGAACTCCAAAGCTTCAGCAACAGTCACAGTGTTCTTACCCGTGTCCTCACTGTCTTCATGAGTGAAGTAGTTCTTCCAGCGTCCACCGACAACCCACCAGTCCCAATGACTGTTCGGATTCTGCGTGGTCCAACTATAGTAACCAGTATCGGCTTCCTCATCAAGGACATTGGAAAGCTCCCCATCGAAGAAGTGCTCACCACCATGCCACTGTTCCAACATCTTCTCAGTGGATTCAAAGGTCTCCTTCTTCTCCGCAAACCACTTTACCGCGCTGTCGAAGCTCTTGCGGGAAGTGTACTCCTTATAGGGCTCTACCTCAAGCTCCTCATAGAAGGGACTCATGATGTCATCAAGATCATCGTCAGCCTGGTGGAAAACGTGGACTACATAGTGCACTGCTACTCCTTAATAATCGTTACCGTGGGCTTCAAAAACTCCTGGAACTTCCAGATCAATCTTGATGCAGAATATCTTGTCAGACTTCTTACCAAAGGTATCTGGTGAGTCCTTCTTCGCATACTCTGCTGCCTGTTCCTCAGTCTCCGCAACCACGTACAGCGTATCGGCTCCACCATAGACCACATAACCAAGATTAACCTGGTAAATGTTCACTACTACTCCTTAGTTGGTGAGAATGCCCAAGAAACTGTGGTGTCGAACAGACTATCGTACTCTTCCTTGCTCAGCAAGTCCCTGGCGTACAGGTCCCACAGTGCATCGTGGTCAACATGCTCAACCTTAATCACTGGAGCCAGGTACTCCTCCACGATCTCAACCGGATGCATGGTCAGTGACTTGACCTTGAGGAATTCAATGGTGCGTTCCTCGTTGAGGACTGTACTCTCCTTGCGGACGTTCTGCAAACCCTTGTAGCGCTGGCCGTTCATCTCCAACGGCTCCGTGAACGGTATCACATAAGAGCCCCTGGTGTTGGTCTCTGCCTCGCTGAGATACGGAGACAGTTCCTTCTTGATGTTGTCCTGCATACCCTTCAGGTTCTCTATATCTGCCTTGAGGGCTAGATATGCTGAAACCTTGTTGCGGACTACTCGTTCATTATCTGGCATAAGGTACTCGCTTGACATCAAGGGAGTCAATGGTGTTCTCACGAAGCATTCTATCGATGTGCTTCAACAGCAGCTCGATGTCATCGAAGTCAATGGAAGCAAAACCGATGTTGTTTCCTGTCTTGACCTTGTACTCGTAGTCAGGACGGATACGGAACTGTAGAGCATTTGCCTCAGGAAGACTGTGCAGCCCAGTCAGGGTAATCCAAGCAGACCAGATGTCCCTACCTAAGTGGGAGCGGAACTGTAGCTTGCGTTCAGAAATCTCAACAGGCTTAGCTGTGATGTTCTGGATAGTGATAGTATCCTTGACTGCCTGGCTAAGCAAGGTCTCAATGTCCTCAGCAAGTGCCTGGTCATCTGTGTAAGTAACCGCGCTGAGGTTACCAACAGTAACCTTGGCTGTCCACTGGGGTGGCTTGATACGGAACTGTGTTCCTGCCTTGAACTCCAGCTTGATATTCTCTGGGACATCCTCCCAGGGAGAATAGTTGCCCGCTGCGTAAAAAGTGTTATTGGACAGTAAAGTCCTGTGCTGAATTCCTGCTAATGCATGCATTTATATGTCCTTTAAATAGGTCTCAAGAAACTTCGTCAAGCTCTTGCCTTCATTACTAACAGTACCAGTAGGGTCTGACATCTGTCCAGTCATCGCCGCTCTGGCTACCTCGTTCTTATAGCTCAGTCTGCTGAGCTGGTATTCCTCTATGGAATCTCGCATAATGAGATTATCAATGAAGACCCTTCTAAAAATGCTGCTAGCTCGTACGTGTCTTCCATTCCTCTGCTTAGCGGCTCCAGATGAGTTCGGTAGATCGTAGTTAATAAGGTGGCTAGCTGCGAATAGATCAACTCCATATCCTCCGGCGTCAGAGGAAATGAAGAGTCGAACTTCAGCGTCATCCGTAAATCGCTGTATGGATTCTCCGCGTTGAGTGCCATTGAGTCCTCCATGAAATTGGACAGAGCCGTACTGCTCCAGTCCCTGAGTGAGCAAGGGTAGCATACCTCTGTACTTGGTGAAGATGATCACCTTGTGCCGAGGGTCTTCCTCTAGATACTCCGACGCCAGTTCCACGCACGCTTCCAGCTTTGCCCCGTAGGAGCCTTCTGAGGGGACTCTCCCGGCTCTGAGGAGGTCACTGGCATACCTGCTGCCTCCGGCTCGTTCTGGATCGTTGTAGGAGTCTCCAGAGGCTCTGAGGAGTACGGGGCTATCAAGGAGTAGAGTCGCTCCAAGGATTCTGGATCCAATGGTCCCAAGGTCAGAGGAATCGTCCAGTCCTTTCCTTCCTGCATAGTAGCTACTAAGTTCTGCATGTGCTCTTGGTCCAGCGGCAAAGAGAGCTTGTAGAATTTCCCTGGCAATACTTCTATAGAGAACTGCGGTGTCATTGTCCATCTCCACGTATACGTTGTATTCTTCGACGGTCGGCATGAATTCTGCCACGTCAGGATCAGTTCTTCTTTTTGAAATGCACGCTGTCATCAATAAGGCGTGCATTTCATCCATATTCTTGTAGCCGACTGGGAAGTTCCCAGCCGACCTGATGATGTAGTACTCATCGAAACTACTCCAGTGCCCGAATAGCTCAGGATCTATCCACTGGAAGATAGAGTACAATTCTTCAGCCTTACCGTTCTCTATCGGATCAGCGGTTAAACCAACCTTGAATCTGGAATCCAATTTCTTTATAGCCTTGCTCTGCTGACTCCCGAAGTTCTTGATGGAGGTCACTTCGTCCACAAGGACAAACTCCGGCTTTAGCTTTCGTATAAATGTCATATCCGAAACAGCTTGACGTATTCCCATAACCACATAATCCGGACGTTGGTTTAAAGCTGCTTCTAAGATACTCAATCGTTTCTTCGGTGAGGAAGAGGCGTCTACCACTATGACAGACGAGTCCGTAAACTGGCCGATTCTCTCCGCCCACTGAACTGTCAGACTCGAACTCATTATCAGAAGTGCGCACTCTACCTTCCCTTCCTCTCTCAGTTCCTCAATAGCCGCGAGGCTTACAATTGTCTTCCCTGTCCCCAAGTCCAACGCAAGCAAGGCCCTTTCCCTTTGGAGGATAAGAGCCTTGGCTTGGTTCTGGTACGGTCGTAGTTCACCTAAGAATGTCATGGGAATACGTTAGCATACTATAGGCATTTTCGATAGCCCATTCAATATCTTCATCAGTTACTCCCTCAGTTCCCAGATCTTTTGCCCAGGGTATCTGCGAGTAGTTGACGAATTTGATTCGCTTTCCGCTACGCAGGTACTTTGAATGGAGTTCCTTCATCTTAGCCAGCCCGGCTTCGTCATTGTCCAGAGCAAAGATGACAACTTCTGCTGTATTGAACAACAGGTCCAACTGCTTGGCTGATATCTGGACACCGTATGTTGAGACTGCCCCCGAAATTCCTGCTGTCCAGATTCGGGGGCAGTCCAGAGGACTCTCTACGACAATAGCTGTGGTCTCCTGGAAGATACTGAATCCGAAGATAGTATCTCCCTTGGGAACCTTTGTGGGCTTGTTGCAGAACCAGCCCTGCTCCGACTTCTCCTGGAATCCCCACAGCTTCCCCGATTCAGGGTCGCGTATGGGGAGAATCCAGTAGTCGTGCTCAGAATCCCACAGAATTCCGTAATGCTCTACGGCTCGCGGAGAAACTCGGCGTCGCTCCAGTGCGGAGTCTGGCGGAGAGCCATACAACGCCAGTCGAGCCTCGTTCCACTCTCGTATCCCCTGGTCTCCTTCGAGATCCTCAGTCCGCCTACGGGAATCGTCCAGATCTCGTCCCAGTCGCCAGACTCCACCACGACTACGGACCCACTTTTCTGCATCGTGCCGCTCATAATCAAGTACCTCCTGAACTAGGTAAACGAATGAACCCTTGAAACCACAGGAAAAGCAACTGTGCTGGCCAGTCTGCATGTTCACTGACCATTTGTTGGCCCGACTAGTGTACTTGCCTACTCTTTTAAAGTGGCCTGGACAGTTCGCCCAAGCCTCTCCATCACTTATACGGGCGACGTCGATACGAAGCTCTGACAGACATGCTACTACATCAGCCGGGGTAGGAGAACCTCCCCATCCCTTCCCCATCATCGTCTTCATCGTCACCCTGTTCTGTGTACTCTATGTCCGCGAAGTCAAGCTCGTTGAATTCTCCTGTGTCGTAGTTGAATCTTAGCGGAACTTCAATCGGCGCGCAAGATCGGGAAAGCAGAATCTTCAGCATACGAATAGTACTGTCGTCCGTACGCTCGATACCGATCACTGTGTTGGAGTACTGAATGAACGCACGGCTACCCATGATCGAGTCATTGTTCAGTGTCTCTCCCTTAGTACGCGCAGGAGTTGACTGGGTAACGGCTACGATACAGAGCATACGGTTCATGGCCAGGAACTTCAAGCCCGAGACGATGTTCGCAAGAGCCTGAGGAGATCCCTTGTCCGCCCCGTTCTCATCTTCAACCATGTATACACCATCGATGATCACAATGTCAGGCTCATGGGCGTCAATCTTGGCCGCAATAGCCGAGACTGTCATACAGTCCTCAGAGATCACCATAGTAGACAGGTTCTCTGTCCGGTGCATTCCCTCTTGAAGCCTAGCCCAGTCCGCATTGTTGATCTCGCCGCTGTTCAGCAGGTTGTCATTGATACCGGCGCGGTAAGCGTCAAGCCTACGCTCCTGCTCCTCAACAGTCTGCTCGTATGTCAGATAGAGTACCTTCTTGCCGTACTCCTGTACAGCCATGGCACAGAGCATAGCCAGAGTGGACTTCGATGCCTTGGCAAGACCTGTGAAGGTCACTAGCTGACCCGGCTGAAGCCCCTGAGTGGCCTTGTCGATCGTCGGGAAGCCTGTTGGGACTCCGACTAGGGTTCCAGGGTTGTCACGCCGTTCCTGGTACCTTGCAAGGCGCTCATCACCGTTCTGTGTGACATCGACGTCTCGGCTCTTGGTGTTCGTCTGGTGCATCTGGGAGACTGTGGAGCTGAGGATACGTAGAGCTTCCTCAGTGTTCCCGCTGTCATAGGCATCACGGAAAGGATCGAGAAGTTCCGTCATCTTCCCACGACGGTACTGATTGGTCAGCCTATCACGTAGGACTGCCCAGGACTCAGGTACCTCTGCCAGATTGATGTCAGGCTGGTCTGCTCGGAATACCCTGCGAGAGGGTATCTGTGCGAACTCAGCATAGTAGTTACGGATATAGACAAAGGCTTCTCGGTACTTCGGATCATCGAAATACTCTGCTTGAATTCCCTGGGCTTCAGCGAAGTTAGGATCTTCAATAAGCTTTGAAATAAACAGCCGCTCGAAATCGAGTGACAAGTGCGCCTCCTAAAGAAGATTGAACAAGTTGAGATCTTGTGGAGAACAGTACCTGCCACGTGATCCGTACGTCAACTGGTGGGAAGGATCGGGATCAAGTACCCGGATGATGGAGTTATCGTACGTCAGATCATCCAAGAGGGTCTCCATCGTATAGTAGGAAGCCCCACCGAAGAACAGGTTCCTGCTGTCCAGCTTGTTGATAATCGGCTGAACAAAACCGGGATCTACAAAGGTTATGACATCAACTCTGAAGTCTCTCCTGTGTAGATCCCGGATTCCTTGTGAAGTTGTTCTCGTCAGCTCGTAGTAGTCAACTGCTTGCTGCCATTTCTTTCTCTTTCTGGCAATAGCTTCAAGACCTCTAGCCTTTCCGTTAGGAAGAGTCGCTATAAGCCCTTCGAATACCACTAGAATACGAGGAACAACTTCATTGCTTAACTCTCCTCTGCGCATTACTTCTCCGCAGTAGGCGTACTGGCCAGCCAGTCATGGAACTTCTGTACCTCACGCTCGATGACATCAGGATCTGTGTAGCCGAAGCCACCTGTGTCCAGATCCTCAAGCTGTCCTATAAGCGCATGCCATTCCTCTTCAAAAGGATCAGGCGGAACTGCTATCGTCATAATCCGTATCCCTTCCTGTATAGCCCAAGTCATTCTGGAGATCCGCGAACCTACCAGTGCAACAACCGTCGCAACCATGGATTCCTGTACCTTCCTCGCCAATACTATCGTAGAACGCAACACTGTCAGGGTCACTGTGCCCTATTCCGTGCTCACAGATCCTCTCGGCAAAACCGTATGGCTTGGTACCGAAAAGAAGGTCACCACGAAGGACAATTCTTGCATCCTTTAGCGGGTGATCGGAAGGAGAATGTAGAGTACAGTTACCAGCCGCACATACAGCTCTTTTATGTACGTTCCATTCGACACCGGCATCATCTGTGAATCTATCATGAGTCCACGTCTTTCTCTGTCGTATTTTAGCCATTGGATCGCTCCAGATCCTTTCGTATGACTTCCTCGCACTCGGTACTTCCACAGTAGTGCCCCGAGTAGTCCACGTCAAGTCGCTTGGTAGGCGTCTTGCAGATGAAACAAGGCTCTGCTCTGTCAGCTAGCCAAGCAGACTGATCGATCCAGACACAGCCTATGTCATCCGTGTAAGGAAAGATCATCTCAGGAGAGTACCACTCTTCCTTAGTCGGCTGTGTCATCGAAGTCATCCTCACACTCATCAGGATCACAGTACATGTGCCCGCAAGGATTGGTCAACAGCTTGCAGTGTTCTGCCAGTACAGGGTCTCCGTACTCCTCCGTGCAAAAACCACAGACGAGACCGAACGGAGTCTCCAGACATATCAGTCCGAAACCTTCACTGCTGGAGACATGTCCCTGATCGTACCACTCGTCCAAAGGACAGTACCCGTCATGCGGGCATTCCTCTAGCGGAACCTCACAGTCATCAGGTCTAGGATGCGGACAGTCGTCATCAGCCTCGTGGTAGAACATCTCTGTCTCATGTGCTGCCGGATCATCCTGTAATCTCATTTATCCAGTCCTCTAAACTTTGTCCACAACGTGGACAACCGTAATAAGTATGATCGGCTCCGCAATCGCAATCCTCGTTGCCCTTTTCATTAAGCAGAACCATTTCCTGATGGAAAAACAGCTTGCACATAAGGTGTGTCCAAGTATCACCATTCATCGTAGTTCTCTTCCTCATAATAACCTGGGCAACGATGGTCGGAAACAATACGGGAACCGTCATCAGTCGGATCGCATACCTCATTGCCCCCGCAGTTACCACAATTCCAATAGGCGTAAATGGTAACTGCGGGATTGGCATAGAAACTCACGGTTCCCACCTGAATTCGCTGACCTTTGTGTACTTGATGAGCTTGTCTATCTCCGTTTGTGGCCAGTCTGACTTCTTGAGCTTCTTGTAGCGAACCCAATAGCCGTCACTGTCCTTCAACTGAAGCCATACTTTGCGCTCGAACATCAAAATGCCCCTGGTGCAACTTGTAGGACATTGATACCAAGCTTGCGCATACGGTTGACCACTCGATCCCGGTCATCGAACCATGCGTGTACACGGTAGTCATCACGGATGTAGTCGTCAAAGATCTCCTGCTTCACCACACGGTCATCCCGCTTGTCCGCAGCCCTACGCATGAACAACTGAGAGTACGGAATCTCATGGAGCTCAAGCCAAGCAAGAGTATCCTCTCGGCAGGAATCAGGACGACCAGAGACAATCAACACCTCGTAATTGTCCTCCCAGTACAGCTTCAGAAGCCGCACGATGTGATCGAAGGGCTTGTCAGTCAGCACACGGCTGTAGTCGTACGGAGAACGGGCTACGTGCTCAGCCAGAGTACCGTCTATATCGAACACAACGGCGCCTTCAGAACCCGCAACAGGCTCGTACAGTGGAGAGATCACAATGTCGTTCATCCACTCCTCAGTGAGCCTCCAGGACTTCTGAAGATGCTTGGCCAGATGCTTGATGACATCAGGTCCGACAGGCTTGGCACGGTAGGAGTCCCTGGCGATAGACTCAGTGACAGATACGTCAAGGAAACTCTTAACCTGGAAGATGACATCACCGTCCAAAATCTTCTTGATTCGAGTCGGCATATTGTTAGTCAAGTGGCAGTTGTCTACAATGACATGCTTACCCTTGGAGACAGCAGTAAGAATTGCCTGGTCCTGAATGCTGAGAGCCAGCTCCTCCGACTCCTTGGAGTAAGGAAGACCTACCATTGCACGAATGTCATCCATGTTTACACGAACAGTCTTCCCAAAAGATTGCTCCACTTGATTCCTGGACCAAGTGGACTTTCCGCTTGCGGGTAAGCCCGTTGTCAGAGTCACCAGACTCATTGTTTCGCCTCCATGCTTCTAGTATGTCTGTCAGATAATCGAATTGGGCTTGCTGGTCTGGTCTTAGTTCCTCGAACTGTTCCAGATATTTGAGCCTTCTGTTCCAATCCTTGAATTGTTTCTCACGAATATAAGGCATTAGAACTCTCGTTCGACAAATCGAATCTCGGTGTAGCTTTCAATAGCAGCATGCTTGGTCTCAATAAGCAGACGCTCATCATCAGTCACGGCGACTGGAGAACGATGCCACTCGTTCGGCTCAGTCTCCCAAGGAAAGACAAGTCGAGTCTCCTCGTACCACTTATACGCCTTGCATACAGCCATGTGAGCAGACGCCCAGACGATAATATCCTGGAGATTGTCAAGCTTTTCGTCTGCATCGCAGAGACTGCACTTGATCTCCTCGGAGTACCACTGTTCAGCATTGTAAGTGTAGAACTGATCGAAACCCATGACTGTCTCCTTTGTAAGATGAGGTCAAGAGGACAGGGAGTTTATTCTCCCCGCCCTGTTGAGCCAACCTTACTCGCCAATGGCTACTGAGTCAATCCCGGAGGCATAACCATCCTCGTACCCATCAGCCCTGCCACTCTCGTACCCATTGTCATAGCCGTCTCGGCTACCAATATCGTAGCCACGATTGTAACCGTCCTCATCACCATCAGAGGTACCCTCTTCGTAGCCCTCAGACTTACCATCAGAGTAGCCATCATCATAACCTTCATCCACGCCCTCACTGCGGCCATCGGAGAAACCGTTGCTGTAACCCTGGTCGTAGGAGTCGTGCTCATCAACAACGGAATCCTCGAAGTCGTCCAGAACCTCAAGCAGCTCATCCCTGAGACGGTTGAACTCGAAAGGTCCAGTAGGAAGAGAAACATCCTCGAAGTATCCCAGGACACGCATAATCTTCTCAATAGCATCGTACTGATCCATTTAATACTCCTTGTTGTTGTCGTATTCCCTGTAGTACTGGTCCATCAGGTCATGGACTACCTTAACACAGCCTGCCATCTCCTGCCAAGCGTCCTTCAGGTCATCCGGGACGTCGTATTCCTCAATGAAGTACATACCCTCATTGATAACCGCGCTGCTTAGTCCTTCTGCCCAATCGATCTGTTCAAGTAGATCGTTGATGTTTGCTGAATCCATATCGGTCCTAAAGTCTAGTGTCCTTTCCGATCATCGGATAGGCGTCGAATGCTTCGTGGCGGAAACTCTCAAAGGAATCTCCATAGATCCCCCGCATTGCATGGAGATCGATATTACTGGTGAGAATAGTAGGACGTGCTGCTTCTGCCCGAACCCTTACCAACTCATGGAACTTGGTCTTAGTATAGCCACTCGCAGTGCTGTACTCCTGTCCGATATCGTCAAGGACAAGCAGCGGACGATTCTCCGCCCAGTCGATGAGCTGGAGAGCACGTACCTTACGCTCTGTCAGCTCCTTGTCATAAGTATCCTGTAGAGCACGCTGCCACTCAGAGAACCTGATGTACAGTCCGGAGTAACCGATGTTCCTGTACTGTACCTCAGTCAGGATAGCTGCTGCAAGCGTGGACTTACGAGTACCGTTATGCCCAAAAAATAGAAGCCCTTTACCGATGTTGTCTCGATTGTTGGGAAACTTACCAGCCTTGGCACGTTCTGGGGAGACATAGTGCTCGGAGAAATGGTCAACAAAGTCTCTAGCAGCCTGAAAGGCAGCCTCACCAGTCTTGTGGGGCTTACCTGTAGTTCCCGTAGCAGGCTCGTAGTGCCTGAAATCCCTGCCGCGCATCTTGATAGGGATATTGGCCTGGTCCCAACGACCTACGTAGAACTCATCCATATAGACGTTCCCAATCTTCTTCTGTCATAACTGACTTGTTTGTGGGCTTCCTGTCATTTGCAATCTTCTCAGCATGGTACAGGAAATCCGGCCAGCCAGGATTGGTTCCCCGCATGTCAGGATCACTCATGTACCGGTCGATCATAGCCATGACTGTATCAGAATCTGTCGTGGTCTTCCACTTGGCCAGAGCTGCTGCCAGTGCTCGCAGATTTACAATCCCGAATCCGTGCTGCCATTCAGCAGCCATGAATTTCTCCTGGAAGTACTGCGCTAATTTAATTGAATTGAAAGATGACTTAGGGGCGATCTCCACTTTATCGGAGTCGCCCCACAGGTCATCCCAGATATTCTGGGACTGCGTCACTACAGCCAGCCCCTTGTGATGGAGTTTTTGAGTCCTCTAAGGAAAGAACCTGCACCCCACAGAAGGAGCACAATAGCACCTAGACCTAGCGTACCTGCTCCGACAACTGCCAAAAATAGTTCCATTACTCTCCTAGACTGTGTACGTTTCGAACCTTGATAGCGATACCAGTGTGGTCTTCATCAAGGTACATGTGGTAGAGAGCCTTAGTAATGCACTCCCATGTCATGGTCTTTTCCTTTGCCTCAGGAAAGGACTCCTCATAGTCTTGAGCCACACAGAACTTGGCATACGCCAGAGTATCATACAGCTCGTTCCCCGGCCAGTAGTCGTCCTCATCGAGAATTGCTTCGTAGACCCAGCGCTTAATGGTCATCGGTGATCTCCCACGAACGTCTCAATCTCGGCGAAACGACTACGGACAAGTTGAGTACGCTCATATGTTGCATAGAACTTCTCAAAGGTATCAAGGAGCATACCGGGAAGCTTCCAAGTATGCTCATCACCAAGGAAATTGAGAAGGTAGTACTGTTCATGGCGGCACTTGCTACCAAAACGCTTCCTGTCCTCCCGGATCTGAATGTAGATTCGACCCTCGAAGTCAAGCTTGATGCGATAGAAGTATCCTGAAGGAAGTTCTGATGCTCCAAGGGCAACCAGATCCGTCATAGTCATTTAGTTCCCGTCAACAATCTTTGTGTAGAGAGCCATCATAGTCTTGAAA